ATAAACTAAGAGAACTTAAATTAATTACTATACAACCACTAGCCTTTGTTAGGGGTAGAAGTATCGATAATACTGTTATAATAGTTGATGAAGCACAAAACATATCAATAGATAATATGAGAACTTTAATGACTCGTATTGGTGACAATTCTAAGATGATTATTTTAGGGGATGTTAAACAAAAAGACATTAGAAATAAAAAAGATAGTTCTTTAGAGATAGTGTTAGAACACTTTAAGGATATTGAAAACTTTGGTTGTGTAGAACTTAGAAACCCAGATGATATTGTAAGGAATAAAATAATAAAGGTCATTGAAGAAGTTTTTGAGAATTTAAAATAATAACTCATATGGGTAACTATATATTAAAAAATAGTTCAGATGAAGTAATAAATAAGACAACACAAATATTTTTGGGGTCCACCATTGATTACTTTTCTTAAATAAAGTTAAATAAATAAACTATGAGTTTAGAAAATCAATATAAAATAGAAAAAGTATGAAAATAGGTATTACGATTGATGGTGTGGTGAGAGATTTTATAACTAAGTTTGAATCTGTGTATGATAAATATTATCCATTAGAATTAGAAGAGGGTGAAGAGTTACCAGAAAGAGATATTAAAACTTTAGATTTGTTATCTTATTTTGAATTTACAGGTGGTACAGAGGAGTTAAATAAGTTTTTATATGTAGAGTCCTCACTGGAGATTTTTGGTCACGCTGGTGAGACTAAACTAAATAGTGTTGAACACCTTAACCAACTACACAATCTTATTGAAGATATGGGTCATACACCTATAATCATTAGTAAAGAATTAAATAATAGTAAACCAGCGACATTGTTCTTTTTATCTAAATTATCATCTAAGGTTAATAATATAATTTTTGTTAAAGATTTTGATAAGAAGTGGGATCACGTTGACATTCTTATTACCGCTAACCCCACTGCGTTAGAAACTAAACCAGTTGGTAAAGTTTCAATTAAGGTGATTAATCATTATAATAAAGAATATGATTCAGATTACACCATTATCGACTTAAAAGAACTATTAGACGATAAAAAAACGTTGGAGAAAATATTAAACACAGAAACTGTAGATTTTCAAGATGTTTAAGGTTTACTTATGTAAAATTTGGGTTAAAATTTAATAAAAAATATATGGATAATTTATTATTAGAAATTTGTGGTAAGGAATTATATTTCGATATCGATCAACTATCAGATTTAGTTAAAATTGAAGATGATGTTGATAGTATTGTAGAAAGTGAAGACGAAGAGTTAGAAAAAACTTTAGTCACTGAGAATATAGGAACACAGATAGATGTTACTAAATATGAAATGTATAGAGAACTTATGGGTACACTATTAATGTATAGTGAACAAGTAGATAATAAGATGGGTATGATTGGGTTAAATAACTCCGCAACCGTATCATTTAAATTGGCTTTTAATACGTTATTAATTAAAGGGATATTAAAAGAATTATAATAACAACAACAAAAAACAGAAAAATGAGTGAACAATTAGAGAATGTAAAAAGTTCTATTGAAAAAATTAAAAACAAAGAGTTCGGTATATACTTTTTCACGCTGGATACTAAAGGTAACCCAACAGCAGGTGTGGCGACAATCTATGAACATGTAAAAAAATTAAGGGAATTAGGTTATGACGCACAAATCCTACACGATAAAGACGACTATAAACTTAGGGAAGATGAAAATGGTATGGGTATCGCTGAATGGTTAGGTGAGGAATACGCTGAACTACCACATATATCAATCGAATCTCAAAAACTACAAGTAGGACCACATGACTTTGTTGTTATCCCAGAAGCCTTTGCTAGTGTAATGAAACAAACAAAAGACTTTCCTTGTAAAAGAGTTATATTTCTACAAGCTTATGAATATATATTTGAAATGTTGGAGATAGGTGAAGGTTGGGAACAATTTAACATTAGAGATGTAATCACAACAAATAAAAATCTAACTGATTATGTTAGGTCGATGTTTAGAGGGACATTCACTGAAGAAATCCCTATCGGTATTCCAGACTATTTTAAGGATAGTGATAAACCTAAAGTACCAACAATTGCAATGTGTGCTAGAGATAAAAGGGAATTACTAAAGATAGTAAAAATATTCTATCAGAAATACCCACACTATAGATTTGTAACATTCAGAGATATGTCTGGGTTACCAAGAGAGGATTTTGCTGGAGAGTTGAGTAAATCATTCTTAAGTGTATGGATTGATGAATTATCTAGTTTTGGTACATTCCCAATAGAATCTATGAAATGTAATACACCGGTTATTGGTAAAATACCTAGAATGGTACCAGAATGGATGGGTACTGTCGATGAAAATGGTAATTTAAACCTTAATGATAATGGTATATGGACAGCCAATTTAAATTCTATTCCAGATGTAATCGCCACTATGGTTGGATTGTATTTAGAAGACGCTTTACCTGAAAACATTATGAATGGTATGAAAGAGTTTAAGGATAAGTATGATGTTGAGACATTTGAAAAAACTCTTAGTGAAGTTTATGGGAGACTTTTCAATAGAAGAGTTTTAGAATTAGAAATGTCGATTAAACAGTTAGAAGAAGAAACTGTTACAACTGAAAAATAATATAAAAATAATATAAAAATAATATAAAAATATAATATGTTAAGTAATATCACAGTAGTTTTACCAATTCATAAATTAGAAGAAAAATATTTCAGTGGGTGTGTCCAAAGTATCAAAAACCAAAAAACACAACCTGATGAATTTATAATTGTCAGATCAGACGATAAAGAATTAACAGAATTTTTAGATAAATATGACTTTGGTGAACTTAAAAATATAGTAAAAGTAGTACATAACGAAACAAAAGATTATTCGTTCCAGTCACAAATTAATTATGGTGTAGAACAATGTAATACAGAGTATTTCACTTTTGTTGAATATGATGATGAGTTATCCCCCATCTGGATTAAAAATGGTGTAGAATATAGTAAAGCGTATCCTGAAGTGGGTATCTTCTTACCAATTGTTTATGAAACTGATGAGGAAGGACAATTTATCTCATTTACTAATGAAAGTGTATGGGCTAAAGAGTTCACAGAAGAGTCAGGATTTTTAGATAACAACACACTACAAAAAGTACAAAACTTTAACTTCGATGGTATGATAGTTAAAAAAGATTTATTCTTAGAATGGGGTGGGTTAAAAACTAACGTAAAATTAACTTTTACATATGAATTCCTTTTGAGGATGACATATAATGATGTTACTGTTATGGTGATACCTAAACTGGGTTATAAACATACTAACAATAGAGAGGGTTCATTATTTGTTGAGTATAAAAACACAATAGATGTAATGGAAAGTAAATTTTGGGTTAATAAAGCTAAAAAGGAATATTTTTTCACAGAAGATAGAGAAATAGCGTACGAAGTATAAATAAAACTATGTCAGAAGAACCTAAAAAAAGAGGTAGAAAGAGGACATCAAACCTATATTTTGGACCAGTTCAAGAGAAAGCAGTTGTTGAATTTTTAACAAGTGATTCATACAGTGAAAGAAATAAAATTTATAACCAGCATCTTAGGAGACCAATAAATACAATGATAGATTCCATAATTCGAAGGTATAAACTTTATAGAAAGGATTATACCTTCGAGGATATGCATGCGGATACACTATCTTTTTTAGTTACTAAGATGCATAATTTTAAACCAGCTAAAAATAAAAAGGCGTATTCATATTTCGGTACGATATGTAAACATTATCTTTTAGGTCATTTAATTAAAGATGATAAAAAATTAAGAACCGATTTAAGGTATGATGATGTTTATAAAACTGTAGAGTCTATGGACGACTTTATCTATAACAATATAGAAGATAATGATAAAACCCCTTTAGATAGGTTTATAGAAGAAATCTCTGAAAGTATTAAAGTAGAGGTAGAAAATGGTAAACTTTCCGAAAACGAACTAAAGGTTGGGAATTCATTAATAACTGTTTTAGATGGTTGGGAAACAATATTTGAACAAATCGAAAGTGGTAATAAGTATAATAAAAATTTAATTCTATCTTACATCAGAGAAATGACAGATTTATCTACAAAGGATATAAGAGTTTCAATGAAAAGATTTAAAAAAATATATATTTTACTAAAAAATGATAAAATAGATAATGGTTTAATATAAAAATATCTTTTTAGATATTTATCACTAAACGTAATCTTATGGGACGACCTAAAAAAACTAAAATAAATTTAGACAAGAATAGTCTACAAGAATTTATGCAAGAAATTTACAATGATTGTGTAAATGTTATGAATAGTGCTAGGAAAGAACTGAATGAAAGAAAGTCTAGGGCGGAAATAGATGATGTTAATGATGAATATCAGATAGGTAAAGTTAATAATGAAACCCTTAAAATATTAGAAGCTGCAATAGATAAAAAATTATCATTAGCTAAATTACAAAGTCAAATAGTTAACGATAAAAACGATAATGTAGAACAAAAAACTCCTGATGGGATTACAGAAGAGGATAAAGACATTTTAAGGGAGTTATTTAAAGAAAAATCCGATAAAAATAATATTGAATATGATGTCTAAATATTATGGGTGAAAAATTTAAAAATAAAATATGTGACGCTAAGGAAGATATTGCGAACAAAAAGAGGGAGATTCTAGAATTAATATCTCTTAAACAAACAACTTGCGATAATTTACCCAACTTAGAAATCCCAAACACACTACCAGGTGTACCAGATTTAAATCCTAGTCAAGCAGTAATTGATTTTCTAAATGACTTATTATCGATTATATCGGGTATTAATTATGATGAAATGAGAATGCAGTTAATTAACTGGTTAGTGGAACAATTACAACCACTAGCGAAAGACTTATCATTAAACCTTAATTTATCAATAAAAAAATGTTACCTTTGTAAAATAGACCCCACTATTCCCGGATGGTTATTCCAAACCCAATTAGGTACCACTCAACAAGGTATTGGGTATAATATTGAATTAAATAAAATTGACATATCTTGTCTTTTTGCTGCAAACCCAAATAGTGAGATAGGTAAACTATTTTATGATGGAAATTCAACGAATGATATGAACGCATTTTTATGGGAAGTTATTCAAGAAAATGGAAACCCTTTAGTGTGGAAAGACCCTTTAAGTGGTAAAGAAATTGCTGAATTTAGATATTATGAGGATAATCCTATAGGGTATATAGACTCATCTGGTACAACATATCAAAATGTAGAACAAAAACCTAGAATCTTTAATATGAGGATTATGGATAGTTATCAAGGGATGTCATTTGTAACATTCGTTAATGACTATTTCAATAGCCAAAACCCACTATTTGATGTGGATAAGGTAATCCCTAATGTAGTTGATATAATATATGGTACATTAACGAATAAAATTAAGTTACCAGATGAATGTTTAAATAAAGTAGTGGAATTTGAAGAATCTATAAAAGATTATATTGATAGTGGTGCAGACAATGCAGATGTGATTTTAGATGATTCATTTTATGAATTTAATGCTGATCAAGTTAAGAACATTAAAACTATTGTATCACAAAAAAAATTAGGGGTTAAACAATTTAAAAATTGTTGTGGAAAACAAACTAGTTCAATATCTTTCGAAACATTAAATAAGATAAATGATGACATAAAAAACGCATCAACCCCACAAGAAAGAATAAGTGCATATAGTAAATCTATGGACACATTAATTGGGGAGTCAACAAAGGGGGTTAAAAACTTAGAAAAAAATAATGCGTCTGCGGAGTTTTTAGCTAATTTTATTATAACTTTACAAATTGCATTATCTAAATTAGTTTTATCCCCTAAAAATTTACTTTTAGTAAATATGTTATACTTTTTAGTTAATGGTGAACCGATAAAGAACGTTGAGGTTAAAAAACTTTTAAAAGATTATGAGTGTATTATTAGAGATATTATTCGTGAATTAATTAGGAAATTAATATATGATTATTTATTACCTTTAGTTTTAAAAGCATTAAAAAATCTTATTATTTGTTACATAACAAAAAAAATAAAGGAGGAGGATATACAATGGTTAAAAAGTGTTGCAAGTTTATCACCTGAATACATCACATCTAAATTAGAAAAAGTAAATGAATTATCTGGTAAAGCTAAAGGTGCTGCAGATAAATTAAGTGAGTTTACTGAAGGTATAAATTTAGACTCATTAAATAACGTAAACATACGAGCTACTTTAGGTAAAAAAGGTAGATTTTGTGATTAAAAATATGTAATTATGGCAACAGATTCAGGTGGTATTATGGGTATCTTTGGGACAATAACTTCTTTATTAAAGAACGCATTTAAACCACCTTCAAAATTAAAACCCATACCTACTGGTTTAATACTGATAGGTACCCAATTTAGGAATGGTATGAGTGCAATAGATATTGCATCCAAAATAATTGAACGAAAGAAGGAGATTGGTGTTGGGATTGGATCTTTACCTAGTGGTGCAAGGAATATTGACTTACAAATGGAAGTTATTAGAATTGAAGAGATAATAAACGCTTTAACCACTAATGCTGTTGTTGAAATTGAAATACCTCCAGGGATTCAGTTAACCGCTGCAGGTGGGAATGCTGGTGGACCAATAGTGGTACAAGGTGCAACTATAAACTTAGTTAAAGCAAAAGGTATAATAAGATAGTGTATGAAAAATAATTCAATAGAATGGGATAACAGTAGTAACGCATCAATTAAGATGTACTTACAAGAATTAGAAAATGAAATAAACACCATTAAGAGTAATATATTTAAATTAGTTGATAATTTAGAGAATTTAGAGAAAGATTATTATTACGGTAATAAAACACTAATAAATAGATATAAAGGTGATGACTAATGAGTGAAGATTATTATAAAGATAGTACAAATTTAAATACCATCCCTATTATTAAAGTAGGGGAAGTAATAAGTGTTGTAGACACTACCCAATCGGGTAGAATTAAAGTTAGGATAACGGGGGTTGATGACTTGGAGTCGGATGCCTCTTTAATTGATTGTACACCTCTTCTACCAAAGTACCTTTCAGCGTTACCTAAAGTCGGTGAATGTGTATTTGTTTTCCAATATGAGAATAAAATGGGTACACCAACTACGTCATTTAAGACAAAACGTTTTTGGATTGGACCTTTAATTACTCAACCAAATAAACTAAGTGGTGAAGATTATAATGACGCTTTATCTATATTACCTGATGGTTACAAAAAATTGAGGGACCCTAATATAGAGGAAGGTGTGTATGGTAATGAAGACGATGTTATATTACAAGGTAGATATAATACCGATATAATTCAGAAAGATAGACAAATATGGTTAAGGACTGGTAAATTTATAGAAGGTAACCCGACTAAGTTTAATGAAAAAGATTTAGGGTATATCCAATTAAAATATGGTGGTGAAAAATTAAAAAGAGAAGTTGTAAATGTGAAAGTTACCACTAAATTCCAACCGCTACCTAAAACAAATGTAAAGGTAAAAATAGATACATATAGTAACGATCAACTATTAAGTGGTGATTTACCACCCGAAAGATACCAAGAGGGTGATGTGACATCAACCAAACTTTTTATAAGGGTGTCAGATATTAATAGTGGGGATGAAAAAAGTATCTTCAATCAGGAATTTACTACAGGAAAGACATCTAGACAAAGTGCGTTAGATGCTGCTAGTAATTACATAGAATCTCAATCCCTAAAAGAATATCAAATTAAATCAACGGCAGAAGATTTAATAAAGATTTTTAAAGGTGCGAATGGTATTGTAATCTCAAGTGATTTAGTCGCTAGGGATGTTATAAAAAATGTACCACAAGTAAAATTAATTAAAAAAGATGATGTTACAACTAGTGTTATAAATGTTGTTGCGAATAAAATCAACTTAATTAGTCATGATGGTGAACATTCATTTAATTTATCAAACCCAGAGGGGTTAATTACTGACGATGAACAAGAAAAGATTAATAACGGTGCACATCCAATGGTTTATGGTGATACATTAGTCGAATTTTTAGAATTAGTGAAGAAATATGTGATTTCACATGTTCACCCTTACCATTCTTTACCAGCTGACCCTAGTAAAATAACAACAGATGTTATGGGATTTGATTTAAATGCAATATTAAATAAGAACATTAATACTAATTAATATATTTATATATAAAGAAAAATGCTAATTAGAACATATATCGATAAAAACAACACTATTATAAAAAGTACTCAAGTCAATACGGGTAGAAACCCAATTGCGGAAATTTATTATGGGGGTAAAGATTCATCAACTGATTATACTAGACATTTACTTTATTTTGACATTGTTGATTTACAAAGTAGATACGCTTCAGGAGAATTAGGTGACTTATCTAAAGTTGTACACACATTAAAAATGACAAATAGTTCATTCTTTGATAAAGATTTACAAGCTCAAAAATTATTAGATGGTAAACAAAGAACCTCTTCATTTGACTTAGTTTTATTCAGAGTTAATAAAGATTGGGATGAGGGTTGTGGGTACGATTACCAACAAGTATTAAGTTTTGAATCTGAGGATAATATAACTTTTGTTGAATCTGCTAGTAATTGGTTAAACTCGACAACATCGACATCGTGGGATGATGGTGGTGTTTATTCTGGTTCACCATCTGGTATCACTGTAACTACACAACATTTTGATAAGGGTAACGAAAATATCTCTATGATTATCACCGATGAGGTTAATAGTTTAATTACTGGTGGTACAACAAACTATGGTTATGGTATTGCTTTTGAAAGAGATTTGGAGTTATTAAATAAGAAACCATCCCAATACGTAGGGTTCTTTACTCGACACACCCAAACATATTATGAACCTTTCTTAGAAACAGTTTATAACGACCCAATTAGAGACGACAGGAAGAACTTTTATAAGGGTAAAGTTAATAGACTATATTTTTACGTAAATGTGGGTGGACAACCCACCAATTTGGATAATAACCCTAGTGTGACGATAAAAGATGAGAACGGTATATCTTTCTCATCTATAACATCCGCACAAACGGTACATACATCAACAGGTATTTATTACGCTGAAGTATTTGTACCCATTACTGAAGATGATTCTGTTTTATTTACAGATATTTGGAGTGATATTAATATTACTAGTATTAATAGACCAGATGTAACACTTGATTTTGAAATTAAGTCTGATGATATATATTATAACTTTGGTGATAGTGAATCATTACCTATTGAATATGAGGTTTCTTTAAGTGGAATTAAAAGAGATGAGAAAATTAAAAGAGGTGACAAAAGAAAAGTGTTTGTTAATGCTAGGTTACCTTACACAATTAACCAATCAAGTGTGATAGATGGTTTACAATATAGGTTATGGGTTAGAGAAGGTACTACACAAGTAAATGTTATTGATTGGGAAGATGTGAATAGAACATTCCTTAAAAATTATTTTATTTTAGATACTTCTTGGTTTATCCCTAACGAATATTATATTGACATTAAATTAACTTCTAATGAACTGGTTAAAACATATACAACTAAACTTAAATTTAGTGTGGTTAATCAAGTAGATAATTTACATTAAAGGTTACTTAAATAGATGGGTGTCGTCCCACTTGGTAACTTAAATTTTGTTTTTTCTATTTTTTCTATAATATCCTTATAAATATCTGAAAAAACATCATTGACTTTTTCTTTGGATAAAGGTTTTGGTATGGGAACATCTAAATCAATAAAATTCTCTATGTAATCCCCCTCACCAACTCTTATATTTACATTAACATGGAAAATATCAGGATTACCATCATACGAGAATTTGTCGTCCTCTGGTATAGTAATTTTTATTTCAGAAAACACCACTTTAACCATAATTGATCTCGGTGTAGAGTCGTCAACCCAAAACCTAAACTCATTTGGGTATGTACCTATTTCAGATACTTTAATGGGTATATATAAAGTGAATCCCCTACTATGTGGCCACATAATAACATCTCTATCTAATACTGTCGATTTGTGTAAACCATAAACATCGTCAATAAAGTCCACATTAACACCCCCTACAATATCCTCATCCCCATTAGGGTTTTTAGATTTTAAATTCACCTTAAAATTATCTATAAAATCATCCATATATTTAAAAAAAATTTGACCACTATTTTGAACTTTTCTGTAAGTCTGAAAATCCCCGAATAATTTATCCCCATTATAAAAATAGGTGGTCGATAATTCATAAGCCAAATCATATGGTATTTCAAACAATTCTATTAACCAAGCCGCTGAATTCCAAATGTCAAAGGTTGTATAGTCGTGTGGACCATACTCCTTATTTAAAACCCATAGAAGTCTTTTCTCTTGTGGTGAAAATTCATTTAACGTATCTAATAAATTAGATTCTAATAATACATACTTCTTTTTGATTCTCATACTTTAACTAATATAATAATAAATATCGTATAAAACAAAAAAAGTCTGAAATAAAAAACTTACTATTTAATATCAAATATCGCTAGATGACCATTCTTCAACCCCATATTATCAATTCTAATATCTGACGGTACTATATTATATTTTTCTATTGACTCATACCACACATTCAGTAAGTCATGATATGTTTTTATACTTTAGACCCTTTAGTGAGATTATCGAAACTCCATAGTGGTTGAAGATTCACCAACGACCAACAATCAGAAAAACTATTTTCCTCATCAAAATCAAATGAGTTCATAGGTAGAATGTGATCTAAATGCCACTCACCATAATTATCCCAACACATACCTTCGGTGAACTGTTTCTCCAAATGGGTAATTAATGATTCTAATGTAAATGGTAGTAGTTCAAAGGTACTACTATATTTGGATATGTTGTTTTCTTTTAAACAGGTATATACTGCAGTTCTGGTGTAACAAGATAATCTATAGTGTGGGTCAATATCTTTTTTATTTTTCTCGTAGATTCTCTTTTTCTCATTTACATGTTCCCTATTAGTATCTCTCCACTGTTGGTGGTATGACTGTAGGTGTTCCCTATTAACCTTACTCCATTCTTTGTGGTATTCAGATAACCTTTCTTTATTTTTATTGGTATATCTTTTTGAAGCTTCATTTTTACCACCTTCCCATCTACGACCAGGTTTATGTAGTACAACACCATGTTTTTTAAGTAATCTATTGATTGTTACTTTACTAGTATCGTATAACGCACCGATAACTAATGTACTTTTATCTTCTTCAGAATATAACCTAATTATTTCTTTAATATCACCGTCTGTTAATTCTAATCTTCCCATATTATTATTATTATTATTATTAATATACGGTAATGTTAATAAAAAGTTACCATATAATATATTATTAAATAAAAGGCATAAAAAAAGGGTAGATTTATTTCTACCCTTTTTTTTATAACTTATAAATTAAGACTATCTTAATTCATTGATGTCAAATGTAACAACACCATCAACAGTAATCGTACCGTAGAAGCGGTTGTTCACCATTTTTTTAGCGTATCTTGTCATAATACCCTTAGTTGGTGCAAAATTGAATGGATTTTGCAACGTTGGAGTAAGTTGTAATGGTACGTAAGGTGCATAAATGTACCCTGTGTCCAATAAAGACTTACCTTTATGTCCAATGATGATTGAGTTAGCTGGTGCGTATGGATCACGATATACAGTATATCGTCCACCTAATGAACCTACTTTCTCAATACCCATATTGTATTGATCTTGCTCTGGGTTAGCGTTAGATACGTGGAAGTACTCTAAGTCATCAAAAATTGCTGATATCTCAGAAGATACTACTACGAAGTTTGCTCCACCTCTTAGAGTTGCTTTATGAATTTGTGCAGAAATCTGATTAACTTTAGTAATCAACGTTTGATTCCACTCTTTTTGAGTGTAAGCGTTGAAACCTCCGCCAGACGTTCTTTTCCATCCGTTGTAATCCCATCTAGTTGACCAAGCTCCACCAGTTCTCAAATCTCTCAAGATCTCTCTATCGATTTCAGCCGCAACTTGTTCAGATAATAAAGCTGTTAATTCAGCTTCAGCATCTATGTTGTGGAATGCACTAACATCTTGTGCTAATTCAGGAGACCAAGTAGCTCTTAGTTTTCTTTCTGTAACAGAAACAACAACCTCATCAAGTTCGAATGATACCTCACCCATTTCAGTTGCGAATTCTAAAGATGCGTATGTTCTCCAAGCAACTGTAAGTCCAGTTAATGGGAATGTTGAAGCTGAAGATGCACCTACGTAACCATCAAGGTTAGCTGAAGCACAATCGATACATGCAGGATGTGTAAGATCTAATTCAATTAATAAACAACCATCAGGTGTACAGATATTGTTATAATTAACAATACCTTTTCCATATACTTGTGCAACTAATCTAAATGGTACAGTACCACCAGCAGCGACAATAACTTTACCATCATTATCATTAATTGCAATTGCAGAAACTACATTCAATGAAGCTAAGAAAGTCTCAGTATCCATTTCATTACCATCTGGACCAGTTAATCTACCAGCATTAGTAGAAGAGAATCCTGTGATACACATTTTAACACTTCTAAAAGAACTGTCAGCCGCCAAAGGTTGTAAAGCCAATGCCGTAGGAACGTTATCACCAGCAGCGTTAATTACTACACCGTAGTAACCACTCGTAGTTGAAATTGTCATCTTACCTTTAGACGCATCATACAAACCATCATTATAGAATAAATCATAAAGTGATTTAGTCATGAAAGCTGTAGGTGAGTCAGTACAAGCAGAAATAACACATTCAGGTAAAGCACCGTTTCCAGCACCATTTGATCCGTTTAAAGCAACTTGTGTAGTTGATGTCTTCGGTACGAAGAAGAATAATTTTCCAATTGGCATGTTCATCGCTTGTACCGATACGATATCATTGGCCAATAATTTAGAGAATACACGTCTTACGATTGGAAAGACGACAGTCTCAAATGATCCAGATGACCCTGCACCTGTTGATTCGTTTAAAAGAGCTGATGCTTGGTTTTCATATAACTGAGCAATGTTCTCTCTTACGTGTCCTTTTAAACCTTCTAAGAAACCGATTTGGTCCCACTTAGAAATAGTTTTAGTTCTTATTTGTTTCAGGTGTTCAAGTCCTATATTTCCGACTTCTCCTGAGTTTAATAAATGTCCCATTTTATTTTTGAGTTTTAATTTTTTATTATTATTATTATGATATTCTTTTCATTAAATCTTTGATTGCCATAATTTGTGGATCTACATAAGCAGTAGACTCATTTAAATCAGACTTCGAAGATTTAACTGTTTTGTTAACTTTATTTTCAACAGACTCGCTAATTGGTGACTTTCTTTCTAATTCAGACTTAATTACTTTATAAGTAGATTTAGATTCATTCACTGATTCAGTACCATCAAACCTCTTAAGAATTTCCATTTTTTCTTTTTTGGTTGTAGAGTGTTCAGTGAATAACCTATTTACATAAGCTAAATTAGTGTTGAATAACGCAACTTCATTGAGTTTGTCTTTAAATATGATAAGAGCTTTTTTGTATTCGTTGTTTTTACTTTTTAACTCTTCATATTCTTTTTTCATTTTTGATTCCGCAACAGTATTAGTTTTTGGTTTACGACTAAGTGGTTTACGTGGAATTCTAGATTCTGAAGTTTGTCTATTTCTATGTCCACCTTTTCTTTGGTAACCTTTAGTTCTAGCCAATGTATGATCTTCTTCCAAAGATTCTTCATCATCTGACATATTAAAAGGACTTTCATAATCTTTGTAATGTCCAGCGACATCACCTATTTTACTACCATCTCTTCTTTCATCACCTCTTCGTTGACCATGTTCTCTTTTAAATTCATGAGATTTACTACCCCACATTTCTTCAAGATTTTCATCGTCATCCATTTCGATTTCGTACATCACTTCTTCGTCAATGTCACCACCACAATCTTCATCAAGGTCATTACAACCTTCAGTCATACCATAGTCATCCATTTCTTCCAAAGCTTCCCTAATCAAATACTCTGCACCCGTTTCATTATCTGTCAAATGAATTCCATCTGAATCTTTAACTACTTCAACTTCATCGTCTGGACCCAATTTCTTAAATACTGTAACAACTTCATCATCTGAAGCCATTGTCATATCTAATACATCGTCACCAATACCTAATTCCATTTCCATAGGTTCAAGATCTAATTCGAGTTCGTCATCACCTTCACCATCTAAATCTAAATCTAAATCTAGATCAGTGTCAAGGTCTAATTCAATGTCATCAACTTCTTCACCATCATCTGGTAATTCCATAACTTCCATACCTAACTCTACATCATCTTCATTGTCAAGATTTAACTCAACGTCTTCCATTTCATCTGCGGATCCTTTTTCATCTGTATCGATAACTTCTTCAGTTTCTTCATCTTCCAATTGTTCTTTTAAAGACGACTCTACGATACTCTCAATTTCTCTCGACATGTGTGCCGAAAGCATTTCTTTCGTGTTGGCTTTTAAGGCATCCTCTAAAGTCTTTGCATCTAGTAAAGCCTCTTCGATGATTGATTTTTTTTTCTCAGCCATTTTAATTAATTTTTTATAATTTATTATTATTGTTATTAAGCGCGCATTACACGCGGTTTCTAATAAATATGCAATAAAACATAAAACACTTACTTTTGATTGTTTTTTTTTAATCTAATAGGAAATTATTTAAAGAATCATTTAATAATAAATCATCTTTCTTTTTATTAGACTCTGACATTTGTTGTTCTCTAGATGGTTCTTCATTGTAAATCCATGAACCGGGAGTAGACGGTGATGTTACAATATCCCAACAGATTAATTCATAATCATCTTGTACAATATTCTTACCGTTCTCTTTTTCTAAAGAACCAACACCCCTAGATGATACACCAATCTTAAGACCTTGTCTAATATAATTGGCAACTCTATCACCTTCACAAGAAATGATACCTTGATTAACAAACCCTGGTGACATAATGATTTCTAACTTACCCATTAATACGTTACCTTCCCACCATAGGTCAACAACATTATGAGATATTCTACTTACAGACACTATAGAACTTTCTGGATGATCAGCTTCACCCATCGCTCGTTTCTCTTTAATAAGTTTAAGATAATTTTCAGCTTCTTTTCTAAGAATAGATTCAGGGTAAACTCTTTCGTTTTTATTTTCTACACCATATTTTTGCATCACTGCGTAGACAATTAAGGGATCACTCACAATTTGTTGTCCCTGTGATAGTTTGTTAACTTCATTAACAAAGTTTCTATTGTCCTTTGGTGAGATATATCCTGAATCATATTCGATTAGGATACCCTTTTTATTTATTTCGTTTTTTCTAATTATTTCCATAATGATGATATACTTTAATTATAAATATATCATTACAATAAAAACTCTATTTTTTAGTTTTATAAAAAGTAAAATAATTATTATTATCTAAACAATTATCCACCACATCGTGAATTAACTTTTTTGATTCCTCCAATAAGAATGGTTGGTTTATCGGTAAATACTTCTTTTGGTATAGTGTGATTTCACAAGACATAAAGCTTCTTTTTGTTTGTATAAACCCAGAAGACCTCATATCTAAATCAACTATATATTTAGTTTTATAAAAAATGTCTTCATTTAAATTATCATTAAGGTTTTGTTTGATTTTTTTCCTTAGACACCTTAATACTGATTCGTAGTTGGTATCTTCATCTATGTTGGTTATCTCACCCCAAGCACTAAGGTTAATGTATAGACTTTTAGATTCTTTATTATTAACAGTTCCTATTTTAGTTTTATAATTGTTTAATATATTTAGTTTGATTTCTTTTCCAACCTTCATTCATGTCTATTTATTTTTATATTATTACTGAAGTATAAATATAGTGAATATAAACCCAAAAGTCAATGCATAAAAAAACCCACATAAGTGAGTTTTTTCATATGATTAATTTTTAATTGATTCTTTAAGTTCGTATATAGTAGTTATTTTGTTAACAGAATCCTCTTTATTGTATTCCATATTTAGAAGTTTATCTTTAACCCTCAGTAACTTATCTTTTAACCCTAAATCTGAAGATTCATTTAATTTTTTATCAATAGTTTCAATACACTCTCTTTTTAATTTCTTATAGATGGTTTCTTTATCATCATCAGTTCCATTTAAAACTGTTCTAATGATTTCTTTTTCTGACTCATCGATATTTGAGTATCTACTATTGAATTTATTAACAGCTAATTTAGTTAAAATACTAGGTGGTAATTCTAAACTCTCTTTCACTACCTCTACCTCTTCTTCTTTTTCTTTTTCTAACATTAACCTAGTAATGTTATTCGTTGACTCATTAATTTTATCAATGTTAGATAGTGTTTTCTTTGTGTTAGATAAAAATGAAATGTCACTATAAAAAGAATCGTTTTCTTTTATAATTTTATTACCCTTTAATAGTTTTAAAAAATAGGTATTACCCTCTTTTAACTGAGATTCGTTTAAATCTTTTAATAAAGAAATATTTTCTTTAATATAATCTTTAGCATCAGACGGATCATCAAACTTCTTAGTTTGTAAATTTTTATAAATTAAGTACTGATCACCTAAAGTTTTATTCTCTTTTAATGTCTTTATAAATTTAGAAAATAACTTTTTACCCTCCTCATCTTTTCTTAAAACAGATTCAATAACAATATTTTTAAATGTGTCTTTTATATTACCAAAATTTTCCATACTTTTTTATATATAAATATTAAGTTTTATTAAAAAAATTAAACCTTTATAATTTTTTCAATTTCTTTTGTCATTTCTTCTATGTTATGATTTAACTTATCGCTGTTTTTTTCTACAGAATCTAAATCATAAATGTGTTCATCTTTTTCTAAACTTTCTGTAAGTCTTTTTAAGTAAATACCTTGATATCTTTTGGTTTTCTCCTCGAACTGTCTTCTATTTTGTTCTAATATAAGGTTATCTTTCTTTTCTGTAGACTCCACTGCAGATGCTGTTTCAGCAGCGGTAGCTTCACCACCAGCCAATGAATCAGCAGCACTCTCTATGTCAGCACCAAATCCACCAGTATCAGCAGAATCAGCAGAATCACCTTCTACCCCACCTTCATCTGTTATACCACCAGAAACCAATGTATCGAAATCACCATACAATTTATCAACTCTATCAAACAACCCTGTTTTCTTAATTATATTAGAAGTTTGTTCCATTTCAGCTGCTGCAGCCTTTTCAAGTCTTTGTTGTTCTAAATCACTTCTTATGTCTTCATCTGACATTCCTAAGATTTCTTTTCTTGCTCTAGTCATAGACATAGAACCAAACCCATTACCCGCATCAGAAACTGCATCTTTATATAGTGTAACTTTTAACTGTGTTTGTTCAATCTTTAACATCTCAGCTTGTGTAGATGGGTTATTTAAAGTTAATGTGAAATTTTCTAACTCATCTTCTAACCCTAAAATATAAAGATGTATAATTGCTATTTTATTTAACTCTTGCAACATAGATTGTTGTATCCTATTAATAGTTCTAGCAAAACGAATATCCTGTAATGCTAAATTTTTACCATCACCAGTAGTCTCCTCAAACCCTAAAAATGGTTTAGGTACTCTTAATGCGGTGAACAATTTCTTTTGTAGGTATTGAATATCTGCAATCTCTGAAAGGTTAGTCGCCCCTGGTAACGTATCTATAGGACTTGGTGCGTTTGGATCTCTAACAGGGATAAAATAATCTTGATCCTGAGCCATCTGGTTGTACCTAGTATCTATTTGTCCCGTATCTTGATCAATAACAGGACTCTTTTTAAAATTGTTCGCTATCTTTTGTACATAAGATGGTACATCTGCTTCATCAATATTACCAACGAATATTTTAAATATCCTTCTTTCAGGGGCTCTAGTTACCCTATATATTAACATCGCATCTTCAGATAGTAATAATTGTTTCCAAATACGTCTAGCTTTTTCTAACATAGATGTACCATAAGGTAATCTTCTATCATCACCTAATAACCTAAAATGTGCAATTTGCCACGAATTAAATTCTATATCTCTTTGTCCCCATACAAACTTAACGGGGCTAATTTTGTCTTCTTCTGCGTTTACAGAGTTCACACCAAACCCATCACTATCTTTTCTACTGATTTCTATATTAGGTAATTGTTTAACGCCTGTAATACCCTCATCAACATCAATATTTAAAAATAAGAAATTATCACCATATTTACAAGTGTTTCTTGTCCACATAGGTAATGAAGTGTGGATGTCTAATCTATTGAAAAATAAATCTTCTAATATCCTTCTCACTCTTTTACTTTCAGAAAATATGTTTATGACTTTATTATTAGGATTTAAAGTTGTGGTTTCCTCCATCATGATATCTAAAGCTGCTGCGATTTCAGGGAAAAATTCCATACCCTCAAAATCCGCATAAGAAGCTAATCTTGTTGTTTCATAATATATTGAATGTTGGTAAATTTCATTATCAACTTTCTGCCACATCCCAGATAAGTATTTATCTTGTTGTAGTTTTAACTTTTCATAGTCATACTCTTCTTTGGATTTAGTTTTTAGTAACTCTTTATCCCCCAAAGAATACTTAGACTTATTTTGGGGTTTATTTACCTCTGGTCCAAATAAGGAATTTAACTGCTGGAATATTGTTTTTCTTGCCATTTTATAAATATAATGTTTATTTTATAATAATAAATATCAAAAAATATTAAATGTTTATTTTATACCGAATAACCAGTTATATTGTCCATTATCATTACCACTATTATTAGGGTGTACGGGTTCATAAGTGGGGGTATTACTATAAAATGGGTTAACATAGTTTTTATTAATTTTACTCACCTCATCAGGGGAGGATGTACTAACCCAACCATCTAACATCGCCTTTGTTTGTTTTTCTATTGTTGCTAATTTTTTAAATGTTGTTTGTACAACAAATAACGGCATTGCTAAAGCCATAATTATATCATCATGGAATGTAGGCATATGATCTGGTCTACCATTTCTATAAACAAAGGTTTTTAATTCAGAAATTAATCTAACTGACCTTATTATAGTTTTATTTTCTCTAATATGTTCTTCTAAATCACTAATCATTTGTAATCTACTACTACCAACGTTAAACCCTGGTACCTTATCCACTTGTTTATACACACTTTTTGCGTACTTATCACTTAATTTTCTATTCTTAGGGTCATCTTGATGAAGATGTTTATAACCCATTTCTATTAACTTCATAACAGTAGATACACCCATACCACCAGTAATATCTACCACAGTATAAGCTTGATATAAATTACCGTATTTAAACACAATTTCTGCTAATAAATCTGGTGGTAGTTTATAAACGAATTCAGCCACCTGTTCCAACCCATCAAAGTCTAATATCACTATAGTGGAACTATCTTCACCATCACCCCTAGAAACGTCAACACCCATAATATATTTATGACCCTCCTCCGGTTCTTTCCATATCCACATAGATTTCTCCATTTCAGCCTTATATTTGGGTTCCATAACATTGTTGTTGACTTGATAGTCTATATGTTCAGCATCAATTACGTTACCACCTGAAGAAACAAATGAAACGTCCAATTCTTGTGCAATTTGTTTCTTGTTACCGTTCATATCTCGACACATTTCCTCATACCAATGAGAAGAAGCTTTCCAACCATCATCAACCATCACATTATAATCTTCAATGTGGGTACTATCTGTTTCATATGTTTTACCACTATATTCCCACCTTAACTTTTCTCTACCAATAGTCTCACACACAATTACTTCTTCTTCACCTCTTAACCACCTTAAATTCCTATTATATCTAATATCCTCATGCCACCTCATCTCAATAATATTAAAATTATTGTCACCTTTTTTAGCGCCATCATATGTTTTATAATATAACGCATCTTGACCGTTAGGTGTGGATATCAATGTAACCTTACCACCTGTACCCAAAGAAGTTAAAGCTGCACCAAATACCTCTGCACCGTTATCTATAAACGCCGCCTCATCCATCACTAAGAATGTAGGTGTATATCCCCTTAGTGCATCTTTCGATGTCGCTAAGGCTTTGACTTCACATTTAGTGGTTTTAGTTTTTATATGTCCCTTAGCTTCAATATCTAAATAAGAAGTACCCTCCTCAATTCCCCATACCCATTCAGGTATTTGATCAGTAAAATCTTTAATTTTTTTAAGGAATTCTTGAGCTAATGTTTGTTTATTAGCTAATACCAGAACTTTCCATGGGTTATTAGGGTCACAAAAAGCAATCTTTATCGCTATATAGGCTGCAGTTGTAGTGGATACACCAGCCTGTCTTGGTTTAGTTACTATATTACGATTATTTTCTTCGTAGGATTTAATTATTAGTTTTTGTTTATGAAATAAATTAAACGGTACAAACCCTTTCTGAGTTAAATCATAGGTTTTCAAAAATGTTTCAATAGCGTAGATTGGATCACCTAAACACTTTGCAAATATCTGTATTTTCTCATTTCTACCCATAATAATTCATTTAAAACGCTACTAGGTTACCATTCTCCCATTCTTCGTAATTATCACCCAACTTATAGGTTACATTATTACCACCACCAACTTTCTCTATTATACCAGCCCTATTGACAGCGCTCCAAAAAGCAGAATGTTGTGCAGCACCATATTGTGAACCAATATAATTTAAAAACCCTCTCTTAGTTTTCTTAGGTGATACAGTAATATCTTTTATGTAATTTACTAACTGTCGAACCATAGAATCATCTTTTTTAGTGAAAGTAAATCCTTTATATTTCGCAAATAGTGTCATACCATGATTCTTAGCTATTGTATCAGCAATTGGTAGTATTGAACTGCGTTTATCAGAAGGCATTAAATCCCCCATTATTGATAATTTTTTAATAGTATCTTTTTTACTATTATTTTTAATAATATAGGTAATAGCGTCGCCAACTAAACTTTGGGAAATGTCATCCACTTTTTTATATTCAATAGACTTTTCTGAATAATCACCAC